GGGCGGTGCAGACGGTCTGCGCGGTTTGGATCAGTATGCGGGTGCGAATGCAACCTACACGGGCGGCACAGTTTCCACGGCTTCTTTCGGAACCTCGGGAACCGCAACGACCAACGGTCTGCATAACCTTGCAACGTATGACCAGTTGACCACCAACGCAAACACTGTCGGTGCAAATAACATCGTTTACAAAGACGTTGTTAACTTCATCTACAGCCTGCCACAGCAATATTGGACCCCGACCGCTCGCTTCATGATCAACCCAATCTTGTTGCAGGGCATCCGTGGTTTGGTTGACGATCAGAAGCGTCCGATCTACATCGACGGTTTGGCTCGTGACGATGGCATCGTTGGCAAGTTGCTTGGCTTTGATGTGGTGGTCAATAAGTACGTTGACAATCCTTCGCAGCCCACGACCGGCGCGGCAGGTACAACGTCTTACTACCCAATGTACTTTGCTGACTTCCAGCAGTTCCACACCATCGTTATGCGTCTGAGCATGGTTCTGCGTCGCTACGACCAGACTTTGCCTGGAAGCATCACGTTCTACGGCGAGACCCGCGCAGCAACTTCTGTGCGCGATCCTAACGCTGGCGTACGTTATCGCTCGACCGGCACTGCGGCTTAATTTAAGAGGGCGAAAGCCCTCTCCCTCTATGGAGAGACTATGAAACAGGTGATTTTAGAAGGGCTTAAGCAGGCTCTCCACGAGGGCAAAGCCAAGGTGAACCTCGCTGAAGCCTCAGCCCTCACGGGCTCGGGCTCCGGCGTTGGTGGCCGGGTATTTAACGAAGATGTATTTGCAAGTCTGCGTTACTGGAACCCTTTCCGGGTTTACGCTAACCAGACCATGACCGCAGATTCGGATATTCAGTTTGTTGTAAAAACTGGTAACGCGGCTAACGCTACAAACCCTTGGGGCTACACGGTAAACGCTAACAGCGGATCGCCCAACATTGCTACGAGCATTTGGCAGCTTCCGATGCGCGTAATTAGCGCTCAGATGCCTATCCGCGCAGCGGCGATGGATGACATTAACGGTCTGGATGCTGCTTTAGCTGAAGATCTTGCGATGGAATTTAGCCAGATCGAAGCTGCGTCAATGGCGATCAATAATGATCAGGCAGGCTCGACCACCACAAGCACAGGTGCAACCAACGGTCTGCGCGGTCTTAAGATGTACGCAGGAACAGCGGGTTCAACGGCGGCTTATGGCAGCTCAGGAACCGCGATTACTAACGGCATCCATACGCTTAACACGGTTGGCTATACTCATGCCGGCGGCATCGAGTGGGAAAGCCTTGTGGATGTTGCTAACGCTCTTCCAGGGCAGTTTTGGAGAATGCCTGGGACTGCTTGGATGATGCACCCGACCGCATTACAGACTCTGCGTGAATACGCTCATGCCGGCAACTCTTACGCATTAGTTGAAACTGGCGAAAAAGACGAAGGCCCAGGCGTAAACATCATGGGCTGGCCGGTTATTGTCAATCCCTACCTGGACGCTCCTGCTTCCGGCGCTTCTCCCATTTACCTAGCCAACTGGCCTCGGTTTATGTGGATCGTTGATTATTCGGAGATGACGCTGCAACGCATGGAACAGACGCAGCCTGGGACAATCACGATCTACGCTGAAAAGCGTTTGGTCTCGACTGTGCGTGATGTAACCGCTGGCGTTCGTTTGATCGGAACCTAACATGCCAAGTCAGCTACAGGGTAATTTCGGAGCGGGTTCGCGTAACCCGTTCAACTACCAAAAGGTAGTGCAATCAAACCGTGACATTGTTACGCAATGGCTCACGCTCGACGAAATCACCAACCAGCTCAATTTGTTTGCAGATGAGTCACAGGATACTTATCTGGAATCGCTTGAGCTGGCCACGCGCATGGCAATTGAGGACTATTTGGGTGTGCCGATCTGTAACGTGACTTATGAAGTCGGTTACATGATCTCGGGCTTGATGGCAGCTCCGGTTTCACTAGACTTTCCAGAGGTGTCGCAAAACGGCGTAAGGATTAACACCGTTAAGTATTACAACGACCTTAACCCGCCCGTTCTCACGACCATCTCAAGCTCAAACTATTACTACGATCCAACAGGAAACAAGTTGGTTTTGTTTGAGGTTCCCAACAACATCAACACTTACATGACTGCGCCGATGCTGTGCCAATACACCCTTCAGGGTAGCGTCATTGGTCAATATCCTGTGGTCAAGCAAGCCGGTCTTTTGCTTCTCACGCATTTCTACAATAACCGGTCCGCCATCGCTGAGATCCAGCACAAACAACTTCCGTGGGCAATTGACCAGTTGTTGAGACCTTACAAGCCGCTGGTGATGTAATGGTCTTACGCGTCGATCAAATCACGATTAACAATCTGACGTTTGGAGTCACTAATCTTGGTGAACAAACAACGACAGAGACTGCGTGGTTTCAGACTCGCGCAAAAACAAAGTCTGTCCATAACCGTATTAAGACTCTGGAGCGGTTCAGGCAATACGACAACATGATGGACTTTGTCGTCAATTACACGCCTAACATTCGCACAGTCTCGGACGCGCAAGAGGCTTACAGCATTACGTTTAGAGAAAAGTCTTGGAGAATTGCTGAGGTATACGAACACGACGACAGGCAGTGGGTAACGTTAACTTGCTATCGTAACGAACCATCGGTGGCTGTGTAATGGGTCAGAATTCAGCCGTCACCTACGCGCAAGCGATACAAGCGCAATTAAACACGGTTTGTACGCCAACCCCTGTTTATGCGGTCTTTAACCGCAACTTTGCTACTGAGCCGACGTTTGTTACTTGGCAACTTAGAGATGTACATCAGCCCGTTTATACAGGGCCTCAGTCTGTTAAGGGTATAGATCGACCTGTCTTTCAAGCATCAGTCTTCGCACAGCAAATGGCTAATTGCTATGCAAAGGCTCAGCAGATCGTTGACGCATTACACGGCTATCAAGGAACTTTTGGCGGCTTGTTTTTTGTGGCAAAAGTTGATGTTGATTGGCTGTTTCATACATACGATAATGACAACAAGTTACATCAAATCGTTTTAGATTGCACGTTAGACATTCCTTCGTGAGGTGAAAAATGGCTCTTCCTAATAAAGTTTTACCCGGCTTTTCAGCCTCTCTGTATTGCCAGCCGGGGGCGAATCCTACTCCTTTAACCACTGCAAACCTTAGCGTTTACGCTTCTGTTTCGGCTATTGCGGTTTCTGCTCAGCTTGTACCGGTTGAAGCGATTCCTGCTTTTGGTCAGGACGATGCGGTTGCTAACTTTGCTGTCGCTGGTTCGCGTCAGTCTGACAAGATCCCGGTTCAGTCTGCACCAACTTCGATGACTGTTGTGGCAGCATGGAATCCGGCAGACACAAACCTTCTTTTGCTCCGCGCAGATGCTTACAACGGTACGATTGACCGTACGTTTGTAATCTCAGCGACAGACGGCACAAACATCGTTAACTATGCCTTCAATGGCCGTGTTAGTCAGTGGACGATTGATCCAGCCCCTGGCGCAGAAGCTCAGGTTACTTTTACGATTCATCCGCGAGGCAATCAATATGGCTGGTCAAACAACACTTGATGAATTAGTGGCGCTGATGGCGGAATTCAGGGGCGACCTTCATGCAATGGCAAAAGGGCATCCCTTTACCTTACAAGAGGTGGATGCCGCCTTACAGGAGGCCAGCCCCGGCGGTGCCGAAGCAGTCTGTCTTTCTGTGCTGAGGGCTCATGCAAAGAGCGAGTGATGATTTATTGAGTTACCTCATTGCTCAAGCCCAAACCGGAGCTAAGAACTGGTTTGGGTATCCTCAACAGCGTTTGATTAACATCAATCTCTGTCACAAGATAGCAGAGGCTCATGCGCCCGACATGACTCCGGAAGAGGTTGTGAATTACGTCATCAAGCTCAACGATCTTATTTACAAGCGGATTGTTACCAATGGAGTTTGAGGTAAAAGGGCTAAAGGAGCTGGAGAAAACGCTTCTGGACATGCAGCAAGAATTTGGCTCTACTGCGGCCAAAAGATCCTTGGTGCCCGCTCTTAGGAAAGCTGTTGTTCCCGCAAAAGACTACATTAAATCAATTGCGCCTGTAGATACTGGCCGCATGAGGACGACGGTTCGTGCTGGTGCTAAAGTTGCATCCGGCAAAGATAAGAAGAGAAAGTATCTAAACCAAAATACACTTGCTTTTGGTTATGTCGATGTTGGCGTTAAGTATTACGACGAGAAAGGTGAATATCAAGCGGCCACACCTTTTATACGGCGCGGTTTTCAAACTGCTATACCAAACATGTTAGAAATACTAAGACAAGATCTAGGCACTCATTTAAACAATTGGGCGGCAAAACAAAGGGCGAAAAGATGAAACTACACGAACGTCTGGGCGGTTTCCAGAGAAAAAAATACAAAACAATCCAGTTTAACGGCCACGATTTGGAAGTCTATGTTCCTACTCGCAACGAGATGCAGGAACTTATGGCAAAGATGCGTAAGCCTTCGGATGAAGTTGTTGAGGCCGAGTATCAAGCGCTTTTGCAGTCACTGTGGGAATTCGCGACTCCTAACGATGACGGCATTAAAGTCACTGACGACGATGTCATAGTTCAGGGGTCGAGCATGAAAACCACCGCTCGATACAAAGCCATACAAAAGATGCGCGAGATTGCAATGATTTCGCTTGTCGGGTTTAAGGAGGGCGAAGATTTATTTGCCCTGTCTTATGACGATATTTCTGAAACGCTGTCTGAAGTTGACATCAAGCATCTTGTAGAGCTTGTGCAAAAGACAGTTGATCCCTCTTACGAAGAAACGAAAAAAAACTAACTGGGTCGCTATATCTTCAGATTAGAGCTGCTGCGATATTTAACGGGCAGCGGCCAGAAGTCTTTGATAATCTTGATGTAGCGACCGTAAGAGCGTTAGAATTGATGTGGCGCGACGGCGTAATTGGTGGCAGGCAAAACCTGATGCTAATGTCGCACATGATGGCGATTGTCTGGAATATCGGGTCTTCTTTCTCTCGCAATCCGCAGTCTAAGAAGCCTCAAGAGTTTTTCCCGCATTTGGAGGAATATTTCATACCTCCAAGCAACATGACAAGACAAGAGCGCGATTTTCTAGCATTCACTTCGCTACCAGGATTTCGCAAAGAGTTTCTTGACATCTTAGGGGGAAACAATGGCAGGTAAGATGATCGCCGGTTTACAAGTCGGCCTGGGCCTTGATAGCGCAGAGTTTAAAAAAGGCGCTGACGAAGCCAAGAAGAAAGCTCAAGAGCTAGGCCAAACGCTTGAATCTACCGGCCAGCAAACAAGGTCTTATTCGTCCGCATTGAACGATGCGGCTAATGCGAAAAAGAACTTCCAATATAACCTCAGAAATATTGGTTATCAGGTCCAAGACTTTTCTGTACAGGTTGCTTCCGGAACGTCGGCAGCGCAAGCCTTTACTCAGCAGCTTCCGCAGCTTTTAAGTGGCTTTGGCACATTAGGTGTAGTTCTCGGAAGCCTTGCGGCTGTTGGCATTCCGTTAATTACTGTTGCATTCTCAAGCCTGACAAAAGATGTAAAGACTCTTGAGGACGCGACAAAAGACGCATCAAGTGCGGCTGCTCAATTCGTGGCCGCAAACAATAAAGCTGCGTTATCGCTAAAAGATATTGGCGAAAGTTATTACAGCGACGCTGCGCCAGCTTTAAAGGCTTTGTATCAACAGCTTTACGACATATCAAAGCTAAAGCTCACTAACGAAATCAAAGAGTTCACTAAGGCGCTGACAAATGAATACGCGCCTATATGGAAGTTAGCGCTCCCCGAAATTTTCAAGCCTTTTATGGATTCTCCTATAGAGAAGCTATCTAAGGATCTTGGCGTTTCTCAGCAAGAAGCCAAAAAGCTATTTGAAGAGTTAAGAGCGTTTGACCAAGGTAAGCGCACGTTTGAAGAGCTGCGGGACTTTGTTTTAAGCCTTGCGCTCAACACAAAAGAAGCGACCAAAGAAGGTGCCAAGTTTAGAGAGCAGCTTCTGCAAACATTTACAACAATACAACAAGCTTTAGCTGAAAAAAGCGAAACCCAGAAAAAAGAAGAAAGCGAGGCCGAGAAGAACGCCAAGCGCCAAGCCGAAAGAACCAAGGCTTATATAGATGGGCTGGACGCTCAGATTCGCAAGCTACGCGAAGGCGAAGATGCCGCATTACGATTTGAGGCCGCTAAATATGGTTCAGAAGCCCTGCAAAAAGCCAATGAATTAATTGCTGCAAAACACGCCAAGGAAATAGAAAAGCCTGAGTTTTTAACAGCCATTTTTGGCACAGACGAATCTAGAAAAGACTTTTTGGCCCAAGTGCAGGCTGATATTAAACAGGCCGCTAAAGATCTTGACTACGGCGCGTTATTCCCTAATGCACAGCCATTTGACAAGCCAAAACCTATCGGAAAAGAGCAATCTTATGATGAGATGCTTGCGCTTGCTAGGCGCGAGATTGAGGCATCGCTGACACCGCTAGAAATACTTGGTGAAAAGTTACAGCGAGTCGATCAGTTGCTATCAGAGGGTTTTATCACTGAAGAGCAATACTTCAAGATTGTCAACAAATACTTTGCAGACATGAAGGGTCAGATTGATCCAATGAAGGAATTGTTGGAAGACCTTCGTGACGGGTTTAAGAGTCTTGGCGCTGAAATTGTTGATGCGTTTATGCGCGGTAAGTCAGCCGCCGAAGCTTTCAAAAACTTGGCTAAAAGTTTGTTCCAACGACTTGCTACAAAATCTCTTAATCGTTTCATTGATTCTTTTCTTCCTTCTGGCTCATCTTTTACGGACCTGTTTAAAGCCAGCGGTGGACCGGTTAATAGCAATCAACCTTACATTGTTGGCGAAAAGGGCCCTGAGCTATTTGTACCGAAATCAAGCGGGACGATTGTCCCTAACAACGCGCTAGCGGCCACGGGAGGTAGCGTTGTTTATAACATTCAGGCGATTGACGTTAAATCGTTTGAAGAGCGAATCATGGGCAGCAATCGAGCGGTTTGGGCTGCAAACGCCTACGCTCAGAAATCACTCTCACCGAGAGGTCGAGCATGAGCTTTCAAACAATCTTAGACATTTCTCAGTCTATTACGGTCAATAACCGCAGGATGGTAGGCCAGCAATATTCTCGGTCAGGGCAGGTCAGAACGGCGCAGTATGTAACCGCTGTGCCTTGGGTATTTACAGTCAAGCCTCACTCGTTCTTGTACTACCCGCAAGTGCGCGATGTCATCCAGACCATTGATAACCTAGACAGGCAGACTGCGGCAACTATTACGTTTAGCTCGACAACCCTTTCATGGTTTACAAGCTATCAAGGTGAGCTTACTAGCGGTCAGGCGGCTGCGTTAACGCTTGCCAGTGTGCCTGCTGCTAACGCCACAACAATTTCGGTGGGAAATTTACCCGCTGTTGCAAGCTCGGTCATCGTGTTCAAAGCAGGTGATTTCATTCAGCTTGGAAGCTACCCTTACAAGGTAACCGCTCAGGTTCTTAGGGGCTCGGGATCGACTGTTAGCGTGACCTTGCACAGGCCGGTCATAGGAACGCCATCAACCGGAACTCTGACGGCTGTAGGGTCTGCCTGCACGTTTTCTGTAGTTGCTGAGGTTTGTCCCACTTATACGTTAAACCCCATGACTAACGGCGCATTTGTCGACTGGGATTCTGACTTTGTCTTTAGGGAGAATGTGCAATGAGTACCCCTATGACCGCGCTAAATAGCGCAAGCATTACCCACGGCGAATTTGTAAAACTAGTAACGGCTTCTGCGACCTATACGTTCTGTAATGCGGCTGCTGCAATTACGGTAGGCGGTAATACATTCTCGGGCCTCGGGAGCCTTCTTTCTGTTGGTGCGGTAAACCGAGAAATTAAGGCTACGTCAGTTGATATGGTTATCGGGCTGATAGGCATAGATCCGACTAACGTTAACTTGGTGCTTGGCGCTGACATCAAAGGCTCGACGCTTGAGGTATGGCGTGGATTCTTTGACTCTAACTATCAAATCATTACAAGCCCGTCCACGCAGTTCTTTAAACGCTACCAAGGTATCGTTTCTAACATCAGCTTGACTGAAGATTGGAACGAAAACATCAGAAGCAGAACCGTAACAGCTTCCATCTCTTGCACATCATTTAGAGCGATTTTGGAGAACAAGATTAACGGCATTAGAACGAATGTAAATAGCTGGCTGCAACAATATCCGTCTGATGCAAGTATGAATCGCGTGGCGGCGATTTCAGGGCAGTATTTTGACTTTGGCGCTAGACCTCAAACCGGTTCCCAGGCTTCTCCTGGTTCCGATGTGTCAGTTGGTGTTGAACCAGACGAGCAACGTTTTTTGGATCAAATTGGACGATGAGATACGCGACAAAATACGACATGCCTCACCTAATTGACATGATGAAAGCGTACGCAGAAGAAGCAGGAATAAAAGCTCTTAAGCACAATCAAAACGAAGGCCATGTTCGTTCTTTGTTTTATGAGATGCTAAAAGGGCGCGGCTTTATTTTGGTGGACGATCAGCTACGAGGTTTTTTGGCGGCTTATGTCACTTGTAACTTTTGGAACAGCGCTGTCAAAGAATTACACGAAGTGGCGTGGTGGGTCATGCCGGAGTATCGAGACACATCTATTGGCGGCAGGCTTTGGCTACGGTTCAATAAATTAGCTCAGGACATGCTTGACCAAAAGAGAGTTCAGATTGTCTGCACGAGTCTTATGCCGAGTTCACCAGAGATTGACTACACACGATATAAATTTGCGCCACTGCAAGCGACCTTCTTTCGAGAGTAGATCATGCCAGCATCCATCATCTTAGCCGCCGTTGGTGTTCAATTAACTGGCATCGCATTAGCGGCTGCGACATTTGCAATTAATTTTGCAGTGTCTTATGTAGTCACGAGGGCTTTTGGCAGCAAGCCTTCCCAGGCTCAGGACATGGGCGCTCGGCAGCAAATGCCGCCGGCCAGTAATAACTCAATTCCAGTTGTTTACGGTAGTGCATGGCTAGGCGGAACGTTTGTGGATGCTGTTCTCTCCACAGATCAAAAGACGATGTATTACGTTATCGCTATTTCGTCCATCTCATCTGACGCGTCTGCTACGTTTACCTACGATAGATCTAAGTTTTACTCTGGCGACCGTTTGGTCACTTTTGACAGTACAGATCAGACAAAAGTCATTTCATTGACAGATGGCGATGGAAACGTAGACACCAAAATCAGCGGCAATCTTTATATCAGTCTATACACCTCGACTCAAGCTGGTGTTATTACGGCTGTAAACGGTACGGCCCCTCATGTATTTATGGGCGGCGCAGATATTCCTGCTGCCTTACGTTGGCCTTCATCTGGTAGGCAGATGAATGGCTTGGCGTTTGCCATTGTTAAACTCAACTACAACGCGGACGCTGGCACGACTGGCCTTCAACCCATTACGTTTTATTGCACTCATCTTCCCAAAGGCGGATCTGTCTGCAAGCCGGGAGATGCTTGGTACGACTACATGACCGATGATCGTTATGGCGCAGGCATGACGGGTCTTGTGGATTCCGCAAGTGCTACAGCTCTTAATACTTACTCCGATCAAACCATTACCTATACACCTTCTGGGGGCGGCTCAGCGACTCAAGCTCGATACCGAATTAACGGCGTTGTAGACACAGGTAAACCAGTGTTAGACAACGTCGAAAAGATGCTTGAGTGTTCAGACTCTTGGATGGCATACAACGCGGCTTCTGGGCTTTGGTCGATCATTATCAACAAAGCAGAAAGCTCAACGTTCTCGTTCAATGACTCAAACCTTATCGGTGAGATCAGGGTCTCTGCAATCGACATCAACCAGCAGATCAATCAGATTCAGATTGAATTCCCGTCAAAAGACAATCGAGATCAGCCGGACATGGTTTATATGGAAACCCCGGCAGGTTTACGGTATCCCAACGAACCCGACAACAGACAAACGACAAGCCTAGAGTTTTGCAACAACTCTGTGCAGGCGCAGTATCTTGGAAATCGACGATTAGAGCAGGCAAGAGAAGATTTGATTGTCACGATCACATCTTCGTATCCAGGCATTCAGGTAGACGCTGGCGATGTTGTTGACATCACTAATGCTGATTACGGATGGACGAACAAACTCTTCCGTGTCATGAAGGTGTCGGAGGCGACTGTTGATGACGGCAACCTTGGCGCGACATTAGAGCTTTCGGAATACAACGCCGATGTTTATAACGATGCAAGCATTACCGCGTTTGCTCCTGCGCCAAACTCCAGCCTTCCTTCTCCGACATTCTTTTCTGCGCTGAATGCTCCTGTCCTGGGAGATCTTGCACCTTCTGCTGCTCCGCCGACTTTCTCGGCTACCTGCACGATGCCCACCACGGGACGGGTGACAACCGTTACGCTTTTCTATACATCCAGCGCAACGCCCTCGGCTACTGACTGGAAGGTGATCGGCACTCAGATTTTAAGTAACGGATCTATTTTTGCTAATGGCTCGACGGTTAAGTTTGAGAATCTACAGATCGCTGGCGGCACTTGGTACTTTGCATTTTCGGTAGCGAATGAATCAGCAAAAAGCGTGTTGTCGGCTACAAGCTCTGCGTTCGTGTGGTCCCCCACCGGCATGGCCGGACCTACAGGGCCTAGCGGAGCCACCGGACCTGCGGGAGCCACGGGGCCACAAGGTGATACCGGACCTACGGGCAGCGCAGGGCCTACAGGCGGATCTGGATTGATTGGGATTGCTTTTATCAACGCTTATCTCGTTCAATCCCAGACAGCATCGACACCAACATTTACAACGCCGACATCTGGTTCTGCGGTTCCTGCCGGCTGGTCATCAACAGTTCCGGCGATCTCTATCGGTCAGGTGCTTTGGTATCTCCAGGGTCGATATAACGCCAACGGTGTTACGGTCGACGGAGTGCCGGCTAACTCGACGGCATGGACAGGGCCAATAGCCGCGTCGGTGTTCCAGAGTATTCTGTCCGATAACTATAACGGGCCTATTCCGCCAACATCATCTAGCTATGGGACAGCTGGCTGGTATCTCGATAAAACATCGGGCGGTCTTTATGCGTCAGCAGCTTATCTGCGCGGAGAGATTGCTTCTGGCACTGGTGCAAATCGCATCACAATTAATGGGTCAAACAATCTTGAAGTCCAGGGGTACACCACTTACGGCGGAGCGTTTCCCTGGTTTTCTCTTGGTGTTTCTGGATACGACAATCACATCTTTAAGATTGATGCGGTTAACTACCCTTACTCAGACTCTCCGGTTTATTTCAACGGTGGCGCTAGTGGTCAGTTTACGGCGCAGGTAATTAATGGTGCGGGATCTCCTCTTGTTAAAAGTCTTGGGGTTACAAGTTTTGCTGCTGAGGCTTTGGTTGTATCAAGAACCTCATCGCTGACCAGTGGTAATGCCTCAACCTTTGCAAACGCAAACGGCTACGCAATCAGGATTACCTCTGGCGGTATTGCGTCTAACACTTATTACTTTCCGAATACATCTGCCGGTTTTACGCAGATTCAAAACATCCCAAACAACACCACAACCTTTTTGAGGGGCGACGGTAGTTGGGCTGCTGGTGTAGCCGGACCTACGGGTCCACAGGGCATTCAGGGCCCGCAGGGGATACAAGGCGACCCTGGGCCGCAAGGAAATACCGGGCCTACAGGCCCTGCTTCTACTGTGCCGGGGCCTACGGGTCCGCAGGGAGTTACGGGGCCTACGGGAGCCGCTTCTACCGTTCCTGGACCTACAGGCCCGCAGGGAGCCACAGGCCCAACGGGTGCCACACCGTCGCTACCTGATCCGTGGACGAACGGAATTGCTCTTGCTTCTGGCAAGACTGCAAGCCTGCGCGGGACAACGTTTGCAGATAACTCGTGGGTGTTTACAAATAACTCGGGAAGTTATGCCGCAGGTTCTAACCTTGTTCTTTATACGAGCGGCGCTTCACAGACCTGGACGTTCAATTCAAACGGAAATGCCTACGCCGATGCTGGTTCATGGGTCAATTCTTCAGACAGAAACCTGAAGGAAAACATTCAGGACTACACAGGCGGCTTGCAAAAGGTTTTGCAGCTACAGGCTGTAAGATTCAACTACATTGGGCAAACCGATCCGCACTTGGGATTTATTGCTCAAGATGTGCAGTCAGTTATTCCTGAAGTCGTTTCCCAGATTGAAACCCCGAAAGGAACAAGACTTGGTTTAGCGATGCCCGAGATGATTGCGGTATTGACAAATGCAATCAAAGAGCTAGAGCAAAGGATTGCGGCTTTAGAACAAAAGCCTTAGAATCTAGAAAAGACACGATAGCCGCCCGTTCTGCTGAGAGTGCTTAGCGAACGTTAGTTTACCGAGCGAGGGAATATGGCTATTTTCAACAAGAATACGCTGACACAAGTTAGCGGATTCGACAATCAGATCATTGCCGGTGAGCTGGTATACAACCAGAAAACTTACTGGAATCTGACACTCAACAATTCCGACGGTACGCCGCGCAATCTCACGGGCGCTACCATCACCAGCCAAATCATTCGTCGTCAGCTCTCAAATGTCCGTGACTCGCGATATGGGCTCACGTTTGACATCGCTGACTACACGCCGCCTCCAACGCCTGTAAGCCTCACGATTACAAATCAGAATCTTGCTGGCGGATCGTTTACTTTGGTGATTGACGAGTCTGCATGGTCAGTGCTTTCTACCGACGTTCAGCTAGACATCAACGCAGCTAACCCAGTTGGGTTTTCAGGAAACATCACGATTGCCATCCCTGCAAGCGGATCAACGCCGGCACAAGACTTAATTGTGTTTTTATTGTTCCTCATCAGGTCTAACGGGGTGACAAATTGAGCGATATTGATCTTGTAGTTGGTGGCGCAAGCCAGATCACGCTCGTTGTCGATCAGGGCGTTATCGGTCCGACGGGTCCTGCGGGTGCAGGCACAGACATCCCTGTATCAAATGCAGGCACACAGATTACGTCTGGCCTTTCCTCGCTCAACATTACAGGACCTGGAGCTACAGCGACTGCGGTCGGTGGTGATGTTACGGTCACCATTATTGGTGGCGGAGCTACGGGCCCTACAGGTCCGACTGGGAGCGCCGGTCCCACTGGGCCAACAGGGCAGCAAGGTCCGACCGGGGATGCTTCCACAATACCGGGACCAACAGGACCAACAGGTGCGGCTGGTTCTAGTGGGCCTACAGGACCTACAGGCGCAGCGTCTACTGTAGCCGGGCCAACTGGCCCGACCGGAGACGCGGGAGCTAGCGGACCCACTGGCCCGACTGGAGCGGCATCTACTGTTGCTGGACCTACGGGACCGACAGGAGCATCAGGATCTAGCGGTCCGACGGGACCTACCGGAGCGGATTCCACAGTCCCAGGGCCGACCGGCAGCTCAGGACCCACCGGAGCATCTGGTCCTACAGGGCCTACGGGTCCAGCGGGAACGGGCACTAATATTTCTGTAGCCGATGAAGGCGCAATCATTACGACCGGCGTTGTCAGCTTTGACTTTGTTGGTCTTGGTGTTGCTGCGACCGCCGTTGGTAACGCGGTCACGGTAAACATCCCTGGCGGAAGTTTTGGACCCACAGGACCTACGGGTGCGGCAGGGCCGACCGGACCTACCGGCGCTAATGGTTTAGACGGGCCTACAGGCCCTACCGGAAGTGCAGGGGCGGCTGGACCTACAGGCCCCACGGGTGCTCAAGGTATAGCAGGGCCCACCGGCCCGACAGGTACCCAAGGGGATGTCGGTCCTACTGGCGCTCAAGGCGTAGCCGGACCAACTGGTCCCACGGGTGCAAACGGAGCTGATGGTCCTACCGGCCCGACTGGTGCTCAAGGAATCGCTGGGCCTACAGGTCCTACTGGGGCAAATGGTATAGACGGTCCTACCGGGCCAACCGGGGCCTCTGGTGCTGCTGGTCCTACTGGGCCGACTGGCGCCGAGGGGATTGCCGGACCTACAGGTCCCACTGGGTCGCAGGGTATTGCTGGCCCGACAGGGCCCACTGGAGCTAACGGCGCGGCAGGTCCGACTGGACCAACTGGGGCTTCTGGAACCGCTGGCCCTACGGGTCCCACGGGAGCTCAGGGAGATATTGGACCCACAGGATCTTCTGGACCTACCGGACCGACTGGGACTACGGGAACAAGCGGTCCCACAGGACCTACGGGCAGTGCTTCAACAGTAGCTGGTCCAACTGGCCCAACAGGGCCGGCAGGAACTGGCACTAACATCTCGGTATCGGATGAAGGGACGCTACTAACGTCTGGCGTTACTTCTTTCAACTTCGTAGGTTCTGGCGTTACCGCCACGGCTGCGACGAATGCGGTAACCGTGACAATTCCTGGCGGTGGTGCGGGGGCAGCTACGATTCTTGAGAGTTTAAGAACGATCTCAAGCAATTACACCATTACAGACGGATATAACGGTTTAAGTGTTGGGCCTGTAACTATAAACACGAGCGTTGGCGTTACGGTTGGAACCGGCGAACGCTGGGTTGTAATGAATTTCTAAAGGAAGAATCATGTCCTCATTTGTTGCTCAGGGTAACGCTAGTGGATCTGGCGCTCATACACTTCAGTCATCTGCGACCAATAGCTCCATTACGCAAACGCTGCCGACCGTTGCAAGCACGACGATTGGTTATCTGAACACGCCGCTAGACGCAAAAACTGCCAATTACCCCATTGTTGATGGCGATCAAGGTAAGACGATCTTATTGTCATCCGGCTCTGGTGTGACGTTCACGATCCCTGCCAATGCTTCCGTGGGTTTTGAAAACGGCACTGTGCTGACGTTCATCAACATGAGTTCCAGCAGCTTATCCATTGCGATCACATCCGACACGATGTATCTCGCTGGCACTGGCTCAACAGGCACTCGTACGCTTGCCCAGTACGGTATCGCAACGGCCATTAAGATGACTTCAACGACTTGGTTGATCTCTGGTAACGGCTTGACCTAAGGGGTTGTTATGACAGGCATACTTAACGCCCTTATTGCGGGTGTCTCTGGCGCAGTCAAAGACGCTTACTTCAACCTTGTGTCGTTACTCCTCCCAGGCAACGGCACTAACGGCGCTCAGAACAATACGTTCTTAGACTCTGGAACCGCTAACAGTGGTTCAGGATTCACCATCACCCGCAACGGCAACACAACGCAGGGAACCTTTAGCCCGTTCTCACAGACGGGGTGGTCAAACCGCTTTGATGGATCAGCTAATTACCGATTGACCATACCGGATAGCACCGACCTTGATTTGACAGGTGATTTTTGCTTAGAGA